CACCGCTCCAGCATGACATCGTGAACCTGCACAACAAGGCCCTCAAGGTGGACGAGACAGGGATTTACGAGGTCAGCATGGGATTCACCCTCAACAGGCTGAGTGTGGATTACAATCCCAACGCTGAGTGTCCTCGATGGGACAGTTTCCTTCATCAGTTGTTGCATGATGAGGACGTCCTCACATTGCAGGAGTACATCGGTTATTGCCTTGTACCCACCACGGTTGCGCAGAAGTCCCTCATCATCATAGGCAAGGGCCGTGAAGGTAAGTCGGTCATAGGCGAGGTAATGCACGCTCTCTTCCACACCTCTATGGTGCAGGGGGAGCTTCATAAGTTGCAGGAGAACCGCTTCATGCTCGCACAGCTTGAGAACAAGCTCGTGTTTTACGATGACGACCTCCAGAGTGGTGCGCTGACTGACACAGGGACATTCAAGAAGCTCGTGACAGCGAACATCCCTGTCCTCGTGGAGCGCAAGGGGCAACAGCATTATGAAATACAGCCATATGCACGTATCCTAGCGAGTGGCAACAAGTCCTTGGAAGCGTGTTATGACCATACTGACGGCTTCTACAGGAGGCTCATCTTGTTGAAGTGCAAGGAGCGTGACAAGAACCGCAAGGACGACAAGCTGTTCGGCAAGAAGATTACCGACAATGAGCTGGAGGGTGTCCTTAATTGGGCCTTGAAGGGTCTCCAGCGTCTGATGATTCAAGGTTGGGAGTTCACCACAAGCGAACGTACCGAGTTGGCACTCAAGGAGGCGCAGGAGGACGGCAACAGTCTGATTCCTTTCATACAGGATACGGATAATGTCGTATTTAACGAGGAAGAGGAGGTAGCCAGCGGTGATTTTTATGAAGCCTACACTCGATGGTGTGAGTTGAACGCTCTCAAACCCTTGGCAATGAGGACGGTATCGAATTACCTCAAGGAGAATGCAGAGGAATTACGTATACAGTATTCCAATCGTGTCAAGGGTAAGAGAGGATACAAGGGCATGGGGCTGATGAACAAGGTAGAGAAAGCAGGAAGGTTTACGATTGTGAAAAAGGAGGAAGCATGACAAGGAATAGTGAGGATTTACAAAAAGAATTCAATCTCTCTTGGGAAAAGGAAATTGGAGTTACGTATGAAAATTGGCTCGAAAAAGAAATACAAAAGGTTGAAAATGAAAAAGAAGAATATGGAAGATTCGCTGAGAGTATATCATCGGAAGCTAACAGTTTAGCGGGACAGTTGAAGAGCATAGTTCGTCATCTCGACCATCGTCTTGTTACAAACGGAGAATGGAGTAAAGTATGAAAACAGTTATATTCAGAAAGCATAGGGGGTCATTGATAGACTCCATGAACACGGCAATACTCGTATCATCGAAAGAAGATATAGCCATGGTATGTACAGACGAAACAACAGCCATCAATCCAGATTTGATTGAGATTGTGCCTTACATGGGGTACGATTACCGTGTAGGATGGTACACGCATGTGGTTAGGTATCCGGGTTATGGGGTATTGGGTTTTACTGATGGCGATATGACGGAGGTTGAGTGATGGAACTATTCCCACACCAAGAAAGAATATTGGGGACACTGTCGGAACATGACAGTTTCGCCATGTTTTGGTCGATGCGTGTCATGAAAACCCTCCCGATGGTGCTCCATATGAGTAACCTCATCATGCAGGGTAAGGCCAAGGACGCCATTGTCATTGCCCCCAAGTCAGCTCTCGGGGCTTGGAAGCGTGACATCAACAAGATGAAAGGCAAGAGGAGGGAAGCGTGTGACAAGATTACCCTCATCAATTATGAGAAGGTATGGAGACGCAAGGAGTACGACCGCCACTTCGACATCGTGGTCTTGGATGAGTCCCACAAGATTGCAAGGAGGCAGAGCAAGCAGAGCAAGTTCTGCATGAAGTACGCCACCCGCTCCAAATACCGCTATCTCCTTACAGGGACACCACTTGGACAAGGAAGGCTTGAGGACTTGTGGGCGCAGATGGAGTTCATGTTCCCCGGTTTCTTCGGCCCCTACAGGGAGTTCGAGGCACGGTACTGCAAGACACGCCAGCTTCCCGGCACCTTCATCCGGATAGTCACAGGCTACAGGAATACTGAGGAGCTTCTTGAGCGTGTCAAACCCTATGTGTCCTCACTCACCCTTGATGATGTGGCTGACATGCCTACCGACCCACCGGACAATATCTTAATCTGCCCGAGACCGAACGTATTCATCCAGAGCGGGGTTCGCAAGGGGTATGTGAAGGAATACGACATGATTATCGACAATCCCGCTGTCAAGCTCATGAAGATGCGACAGGTGGCGAGTGGTTTCATCATTGACGAGCATGGTGAGACGCATGTCATTGCCGACACGAAGCGGTTCGCCTTCGGTGAATTGCTCGATGAGATTGGTGATGAGAAAGTGGTCATATTCTGTGAGTTCAAGCAGTCCATCCGCAGTGTGGTGCAGGAGTTGAGGAAGCACGAGCTCCCCCATGTGGTGTTGGACGGAGACCAACCCGACAAGGAGATATGGAAGTGGTTCCAAGACCATGACCATATGCGTGCCATCGTGTGTCAGTATGCCACAGCCAACGCAGGCATCGACCTCTACACCGCTCGTCATATGGTGTTCTATGAACCATCGCTCTCCACCACGATGATGGAGCAGGCGAGGGCCAGAATCAAGACCGCTGTGAATCCGAGGAAATGCCAATATCACTGGTTGATAGCGCAGGACTCAGTGGAGTTGAAGATTTACAAGCAGTTGGAGAAGCACAAGGACTTTACCGTACACACCATGAGTGAATGGTCATGGGGAGCATATGACGAGGATGATGACTTATGATGGACAGATATTACCACATTGTTGATGATGACAGGATACCGGAGAGTTGGGTGCTGACAGTGAGGAAGTGTGAATGTGGTCAGACGCTCTACTACGACAGGAAGAAAGAAACATGGCACTGCATGAAGGCGAGTTGTCCTTTGCACAAGAGTCACGAGAAGAAAAAGCATATTCCGCAAAAAAAGCTCGACCGCATATTGGAGCTTGGTGAGGTGTTGACAATCAAGGAGATTGCTGGTAGGCTGAAACTATCAGAAAAAGATGTGTTCCGTGTATTGCGTGAACATGACATCATGTAGGAGAGACTATGGACTGGAGAGACGAAGTGTGGTTCTTTGACACAGAGGTGCTTCCTCATGACTGGTTGTTCTGTGCGACCAACAAGGAGAAGCGGGTGGCAATCCACAATGACACAGCGATGCTGAGGGAGTTCTTGGAGACGGAGAGGCCGTTCCTCTGCGGTTACAACTGCAAGCATTATGACAATTACATCATCAAGGCAATCCTCGCAGGAGGAACTCCGGAGGACGTGAAAGCAGTCAATGACGCAATCATAGTGAAAGGCAGGCAGGGGTGGGAGATTGACATGGGATGGGTCAAGTTACCTCAGTCGTTCGACCTCATGCTCGACCTGCCGACCCGCCCTTCCCTCAAGATGATTGAGGGTAATCTCAAGATGGACATCCGTGAATCCGAGGTCGATTTCAACACAGAGCATCCAACCAAGGAACAGTGGAAGGAGTTGGAGGAATATTGTTGGCACGATGTGGAGGCTTTGATTCCGCTCTACGATGCTCGCCTTCCTTACCTTGAGGCCAAGGAGACTTTGGCTGAAATGAAGGGATTGAATGTGAAATCGGCACTTAATATGACGAATGCCAAGTTGACCGCCCTGTTTTTGGGTGCTCAACGAGTTGAGAGGGATGATGAGAGGGCGTATGTGTATCCGGAGAATGTGGATAAGGGTTTGGTACCACAGGAGGTGATTGACTTTTTTGATAGATTGCCGTATAGTGACATACCATTATATAAACTATTCGGAAGAAAGATGGAGGAGGAAGAAAGTGGCGAAGAAGAAAAGTGAGTATTCGGAACTGAACATTGAATTGTTCGGTTGTCCGATAACCGTGGCATACGGTGGACTCCATGGGGCTTTGAAGAATGTCACCTATCGTAGTGACTCAGAGAGGATAATCCTCAATTACGATGTTGCCTTAACAATATGGGGCAACTGAAACTCATTGAACGCTTACCAGCGGTGTAACAGAAATGTTGCTAACGGTGAACCCCTCCAAACCAAAGGGCAATACCGTGCTAAGGAGTATTACTATGCGATGGGGAAATAATCGTAAGAAAAGTGGTGTATATTTGATTACTTGTACTATCAATGGCAAATCATATGTTGGAGCTTCGAAAGATATTGCAATGAGATTGAGTACACACTATACAAGGGAAGCTAGAAAAGGGTCTGCGCCGTTATACCGAGATATGCGGAAATACGGTTTAGAACATTTTATTTGGCGAGTCTTGGAATATTGCGATAGAACCTCATTATTGGAATGTGAGAAGAAATGGTATCATAAGTTGAATCCGGAATATAATTTGGTTGAACCAGTTGCGAACGGTATGATGTTTTATCAGAGAGAAGTCAAGATGTTGTCAAACAAGGCGATGCAGTCTGAGGAATTCAGAAAGAGAAAAAGAGCCATATACCGTACCAAAAAATATCGAGATATGTTCTCCAAAATACAAGACCCTAGGAAAAAGTCAGTAGATATGTATTCGGATGATAAATATGTCATGTCCTTTTCTTCTTTTATGGAAGCACAACGATGGTTGAACGATAACACACAGTTCGTTGGAAAGAACAAAGCCAGCAAGATAAAGGCGGTATGTGATGGTGATAGGCCAACTGCTTTCGGTTACGTATGGAAATACTCAAAGTGTAACGACTAGTTGAAAGACGTAGGGTGTCTATTGGTACGGCACTCGAAGCGGTGAGTACAGGAAACTGTAAAGAGATAGTCTGTCGTATGGGATGGTAAACTATACGGTTGTGCATATTATCCGAGTATGATGGTTAGGAACGGTTATCTTAGCCGAAATGTACCGGAACCAAAAGATTTTGAGAATGTATTGAACATGAGATTGGAGGCAAAAAGAACAGGTGACACGAAAACGTCCGAGGCTTTGAAATTGGTAGCCAATACTTCTTTCGGATGCTCGAATAACAAGTATAACGACATGTATGACCCTCTCATGGCACATTCCATCTGTATCACTGGTCAGTTGTATCTCATACAATTAATCATGGAGATTGGGAATAATATACCAGATGTCACTATGATAAACGTCAATACCGATGGTATTATGGTGGGAATAGAGCGCAAGTATCTTTCCCGTATACGTTCATTGGTAATGGCATGGGAAGAGCTTACTGGTTTTGAAATGGAAGAGAAAGGTATCGAGATTATCGTACAGCGTGATGTAAACAACTATATCATGCGTGAATTGAACGGAAAGATGAAAGCCAAGGGTGCAACACTGTCTGATTACAAAGGTGGCAGTTTCAAACATAACTCACTCTCTGTGGTCTGCCGTGCGATTGTATACAATCTCCTTGACGGTGTCTCCATCGAGGAGACCATCAACAACGAGCAAGACCCTTTCGCTTTCCAGATGATAACCAAGGCAGGGGGCACCTATGAGAAGGTTGTCCATGTCAATGGCTTTGGTGAGGTCGAGGTCAACAGGACGAACAGGGTCTATGCTGGGAAGGACGAGAGACTCGGTGCTGTCTACAAGATAAAGGCCGATGGGAGAAGGGATAGGATAGCGAATTGTCCCGAACATGCGATTGTTGATAATTCCGGTATTTTGGGTGTTGACAAGATTGATAAACAATGGTATATTAACCTTGCAACAAAGAGAAGAGACGAGTTCTTGGGTATCAAACCAAAGAGAAAGAAGAGGAGTAAAAAGTGAAAACGGATGATTACGTGGATGTAGAGGTCATCGAGGACGAGCCAGTTGAAATGGAAGTCAAACCAAAGAAAGCACCTGCAAAGAAAGCAGTGAAGGAGAAGAAGGAAGAAGTGAAAGAAGAACCAAAGACGTTTCAGCAGAAGTTGTTCCAGCTTGCCGAGGACGTGGCGCAACTCGGCAGTGAGTTCGTGAAGGATGGATATAATCCTAGTCAAGCGTATGAGTACGTTCGTGCCCAGCAGTACAAGACCGTCTTCCGCAAGGCATTGGCGAAGAACAGACTCCGCCACAAGATGGACGATGTGACCATCCAAATCAACAACCTTGAGAAGAGCGACAAGATGATACTCACACTGTACCATGCCATGCTCACCATCAAGGACGTGGACAGTGACGAGCAGGAGACCTACATGCTTTGGTCGCAAGGTGCTGACAACCTTGACAAGGGACTCAGCAAGGCCAAGACCCTCATGCTCAAGGATTTCATCAAGACCAACTATCTTGTATCCGATGCCGAGGACGACCCCGAGGCCGACAAAGGCCCCAAGGCTACCACCAAGCGCAAGTTCACTTCTCCTGCCGAGAAGAAGGCTGATGTGGAGAAGGCAGTCAAGGACGACAATCCTGCAAGTAAAGAAGATGTCACTCGTATCACGGAAGGCATCAAGAAAATCCGTGAAGCAAGCGGTGACGAGGGATACGGTGAGAAAACCTTGACTGAGGTAGAGAAAGGTATCACAGCGACTCGTGCTACGGTCATCCTTACCAAGCTCGAACTGAAAGCAGGAGAGTATGATGGACTGGCGATTTAATAAAGAGAGAACAAGAGTTATCTTGGATGAACCACAGAAACGACCATTGAAGCTTACGGCCACAAGACTTGGAAGCGCACTCGGCTTGAATCCATGGAAGAGTCCGTTTGCAGTATGGTGTGAAATCTGTAGAGTGTATAAGGAACCCTTCACCGAGAACAAATACACCCAAGCAGGAAATGCCATCGAGCCTATCCTTATCGATTGGGCTAAGGAGCAGTTCGGTAATGGTGTCAAGAGTCCTGCCGAGTTCTACGGCAACATGTGGCCCGAGGTCAAGAGGCAGTACGATTTCTATAAGGGACAGAGCAAGGTATTCGGTGGCATGTGGGACGCAAAGGTCGTCAACATCAACAACGAGACGGTTGCGGTCATAGAAATCAAGACCACAGGACGTGCGCAGGATTGGGGTGATGGTGTTCCCGATGAGAAGTTGGTGCAGGCGTTGCAGTATGGACACCTTGAGGGAGCAAAGAGAACCTTCGTAATCGGAGCTTTCCTTGATGACGAGGACTATATGCACCCCGACCGCTTCGTCCCTATTGACGGAGAGAACGTAAGGCTGTATACTTTTGATACAGAGACAGCAACAGTGATGTTCGATGGTGAACCCACTACAATCTCTGAGTTGATGGCCTATGCCGAGCAGTGGTGGGAGTCATATGTGGAGACCGGAATCTCCCCCGAGATTGACCACAAGGCTGACGAGACCATCATCAAGGCACTCAAGACGGAGAAGCCGGACGAGGATGAGGACACTTCTCTTGGTTCGATGATTACGCTCTTGGATGCAAAAGAGGCGGAGCTTGCTTCCCTAAGGGAGAAGCATGGATTGGATACGTTGGAGACTGAAATCAAGGCCCTCAAGGACGCTCTCAAGCGGACACTCAGTGAGGGAATGGCTGAGGACTCCACGAAGGTTGAGGTTGGGAACTGGACTCTGACCAAGAGTGAGAGAAGTTCTGTGGATACATCCGCATTGAAGAAAGACGGACTGTATGAACAATATACGAAGAAGAGCGTAACCTATACGCTCAAGAAGAAAGGAGAAAAATAGTATGAACATTACCATCAAGAAAAGCGGTTATCAGTTGGTTCCAGAAGGCGAACAGATTCTCACAGTGACAAGCGTGAAGCTCCTGCCGAGTGGCAGACCTTCCCTTGTGGAGTTCATATATAGC